GCCTTGGTGCGGGTGATGTCGTTCTCCGGCAGGCCGTCATTGACCGAGACGAATTCCGGCGTGCCGCGCTGGTTGGTGATGCGGAACTGCTTTTGTTCAGTCATGAACTGCTCGACCAGGGACAGCTCGATCTCGCCGCGCAACTGCTCGGCCAGGCGCAGGTTGTCGAAGTAGCGGGCGGTCGCCATGCTGCCCTGCTCCTGGCGCTTCTCGACGGCCACGCCTGATACCGCATTGGTGGTGCGGCCCAGCAGTTCGTCGGTCACGCCCGAGGCGGTCTGGATAAAGTTCATGCCGCGCTGCATGAGCTCTAGGTGTGCTGGCGCCAGGTCGCGGTCGACGTTCAGCGCCAGTTCCTTGCCAGGGTTCTTGACGATGATCGCGTCCGGGCGGGCTACTTCCTGCTCGAATTCGTCAAGATCGTCCACCGCGCCCTTATCCATCACCGTCTTGTTGGTGGACAGGATGTACTGCGCCTTCGAGGCGCGCTTGTTGATGTCGTTCTGGATGTCGCGCATGCGGCGGATCATGCCGTATGGCAAGTTGTTCTTGCCGCGGCGATAGCCCCAGAGTGGGATGAACTTGAAGCGGTTGTGCTTGAACGGGCTGGCCATCTCCGACAGCAGTCCGGAAGGCGTCATCAGGCACATGCGCACCTTCATCGCCATGTCGGTGTAGGCGCTGGCGTCCTTGTTGGTCAGCGCCGCGACATGTTCCGGGTTGCTCGGGTCGATCTCCTCGCCGTCGAAGGGCCCGCCACGCATGCGGCGCACGGTGGTCGGCATGCGGTACCAGCATTCGATCAGGCGCACGCGGCGGCGCTGTACGTTGCTGGCCTGGCCGCCCAGGGCGCTGGCGCTATCGAGTTCATTCTCGATGCTGTCCATCGCCTCGTCGCCGTCCTGCATGTTGTAGGCGCCGCCGCCGAAGGTGATCGACGTGGACACCGAGCGCTGGATCAGTTCCTTGCGGTCGGGCGCGATGGCCATGGCCACGTCCTCGTCCACCCACTTCGAGCGGAACACGTAGCGCATGTCGGAGCCGTCGAGCTCGGTCGAGCTGCTGTCGTGGATCATGTTGCGCCAGCTCTCATAGCGCGCGTAGATCGGCTCGCCTTCCGTGTTGCTCTGGACGCTTTCCTCCATCCAGCCGATACCCACCTTGACTTGGTCCTCGAAGGCGCGCGAGCGGTGGAAGGGCGTGCGGTTAACGTCCGACAGGTACTTCATGACCTTGGTCTTGCGCTCGGCCGGCTTGCTGTCCTCCTCCGTGCGCGGCAGGATCTTGAAGTCGGTGCGGCCGCGTTTCTCGCTGCCCAGCACCCAGTCGATCGCCGTGGCGATGCAGTTCCAGACGATCGGTTCCTGGCCGCGGTCTTTCAGTTCCTGCTTCTCGGCGTCGCTCCACTGCTCATTGTCGTAATACTCCTCGTCCAGCGCCATCTGCCAGCGGTTCTCCGACTGGCGGTCGAGCTCCTGGCGGTAGTAGCCCATGAGCTTGTTGTGCAGGCGCTGGTGGTAGTCGTCGTCCAGGCTGCTCTCCGGCTGCTCGGCCGGGGCCGGCTCGCTGGCGCCATAGGTGTCGCCCGTCGTGTTCTTCTTGAATTTAGTGATGGTGTCGTCGTTCAGGTCGAACATTTTGTCTGGTCCTCAGTCAGTAAGCGGTCAGGCCTGCGCCAGCGGCACGTGGTCCAGCACTTCGGCGGTCGTTTCCTTCACGCCGTTGCGCTTGATCGTCACCTCGCCCACCACCACGGCCTGGGTCGGGTTCGGCGGGATCACGATCACATCGCGGATGTGCTCCATGATGCAGTCGGCAATCTTGTAGATGTTGGCCCAGTTTTCCTCGAAGCCAAGGTCACGACAAAATTGCTGTGCGGCCATTTCCAGGTAATGCGCCGCAGTATACTTGTGAAGCGCGGATAAAGCGATACATGCGGGCTTATAGCCGTCGCGGCGAAAGCGCGGCACGATCACCATGCAGGGCTCGTGGTCCTCTTGGTCGTCATTGAAAATCCACGAGCCAAAAACTGCAAGGTCCTTGAATTCACGCAACCAAGCGTACCGTGTCAGATCTAAAGCGTACTGTTGCTCCATTATGCTGCCCTCGCAAATTCACCCACATTTTCATTAGCGTAAGCAGCGTATGCTGCATGCGCCTCCTCTTTAGTTGCGAATAACCCAACGTACTTTTCTTCGCCGCGTATTCTGGTCCTTACCATCCACTTGCCGCGCTGCTTGTTCCAAAAAACGCACTTATATCCAGATGTGTTGGTCGCCCACTTGCCACTGTTATGAGCATTTTTTGATTTGTCAGCGATGCGCAGATTATCAATCCTGTTATCGCTTGGATTGCAATTCTTGTGATCGATAATGTTTTCTGGATGCTCACCGTAATAGATAGCCCACGCAATCCTATGGGCTGCATATTTCTTTCCATCCACACCAACATATATGTGCCCACTTGCTCTTGGTCTGCCAGCCACAGTCCCAACTGAAGCTTTCTTGCGAGGAATCCTCCACGTCAAAACGCCAGTCAAAGGATCGTAGTTGAGTATTTCCCTCAGCCTACTTACTGATGGCAATGTATATTCCATGCCGTTCTCCTTGGTGGTTATACGGTGCGGGCGTTGGCCCGCTTGCGGCGCCAGGTGCCGGTGTTCACGTTGATCAGGCCAGCGGTGTAGGCCTGGGCGAACTGGCGCAGTGCGTCAGCCGCTTCCGAATGGCCGCCGGTCTTGTCCGGCTCACGCCCCCAGCAGGCCTGCGTGGTGTTCCATTTGCGCTTGTAGTGCTCGATGTGGACGATGCCTTCCTTGCACTCTTTCTTGTCAAACCAGAGCATCGGGAACACGTCGCGCGTCTGCTGGATGCCCCAGTTGACGTCATCGATGCGCGGCACGATCTCGAAGCGCACGCCCGGCATCAGGTCCTGCAGCATCTGCTGCGGCGTCTTGTTGATCTCCTCGCCCTGGCGCTCGTGGGTCGCGTCGTGCGGCAGGAACATCACGTCCCATGTCAGGCCCAGGCTTTGCAGCCAGCGGGTGAAGTAGCTGTATGGCTCGCCCCAACCTTCCTTGAACCGGATGCAGCGCCATTCCATGCCAACGCGTTGCATGACCCAGATCGCGGTGCCGTCGCTATTGCCGATGTCCCAAAACGTGAAACATGGCACGCCGGGCAGCACCGGGATGTGGTCCTTGAACTGGCCATTATTGCGCGCCGCGGCGATCTGCTGGGCGTAGTAGGTGCCCTCCATGCTGACGCTGAACGCCTCGTCGAAGGTCGACGGGTACTCCTGAAACATCATCTGCTTGTCGCCGGCGAAGTTCTGACGCCGGATGGTCACGTACCAGGCGCGCTTGCGTGGACCCAGCTTGCGGCCGATCTGCGCTTCCACCTCGTCGAAGTACTTGTGGTCGTCGGGCGACACCTGCACGCCTGTCGGGTCGAGCTCGTACTCGACGGCGTCCCACCAGCCGGCGAAGTGCAGCTTGAACTCGAGCGGCGACAGCTTGCGCTCCTCGTCCTGGGCGCCCTTTGCCTCCAGCGACATCTCGTAGAAGGCGCCGGCCTGGCCCTCGGCAGTCGACTCGATGAACACGATGCCGTCTTCCGGAACGGCCGGCAGGGTGCCGGTCAGCACCTCCTTGGCCTTGTCCGGGTATTTCGCGCAGATTTTGCCGAACTCGGAGACGTGGACGAAGTTGGGCGTGCCGCCACGCATCGAGGTACCGACGCGCACACCCGAGCCGTTGTCGAACTTGATGCTGCTCTTGGTGCTGCTGACCACGCCCACCATGGCCTTGATCACATCCGGCAGGTGGTCATAGGCCAGCTTGATCTTGCTATCGAAAATCTCGTAGGCCGTGTCCAGATCCTGCGCGATCACACCGACATCGGAGCCGGGCTTGAACAGCGCCGTGTCCAGCCCGAGCAACTGGATCAGTGTCGAGAAACCGCGCTGGCGGGCCTTGGGCACAATGTTGCGCCAGTGCATCTCTGCCAGCAGCTTCTCCTGTGCCTCGTTCGGCACGAACTGGACGATGCGCTTCTGCTTGTCCTTGATCTTGTAGAGGTTGCGGATCCGCCAGTGCGGGTCCTTCAGGCACTCGATCAGCTCCTGCTCGCTGGTCGGGACGATGGTCGACATGCTTACTCGTCACCCTTGCCCGTCTTCGGCGTCATGTGCGTGCCGGCCACTTTCGCCAGCAGCGAGGCCAGCGGGTTCTCAGGCTGGACGCCGTGGCTTAGGTCTACCTTCTCGCCCCACTTCTTCGGGTTCCACTTTGCCAGCAGCTTCAGGCGCGTCTCGATGCGCAGCTTGGAGCGCTGGATGTGTTCCGTGTCCACGCGCTCGTTGCCATCGGCGTCCAGGTAGGTGTCACCACGCCCGTCGTCGGCAATGCTCAGGCACTCTTGCCCTATTGCATCTTCGCCAATTTCCCTCGCGCGCGCGATGCGTGCAGAGAAATCTTTGTTGGCTTCCATCCACGCATAGACGGTGCGCCAAGCTGGCATGTTGTCATCACGACAAATCTGGCGAAGCGGCTCGCCGTTGGACAGGCGCTCGATGATCTCCTCGGCATCCTGTTCGTTGTAGGTTGTCTGTCGTCCACGTGGGCGCGGCTCACTCTTGGCGCCCTTCGTGTGTTTCCCCGCGTTTTTGCCTGCCTTTTGTTCCTTCTGATTAACATTGTGACTTGTGCTGGTGCGCTTGCGTGCTGGTGTGACGAGTGATTCGGCCAGCTCGGCCCGCTCTTTCCCCGACAAGCCGGACGTGTCCACGTTCAGCCGCGCACCCTGGTCGGGCTTTGGCGTCGCTTTGCGCTTAGTTGAGTTCGTTTTCTCGCTCATGGCCTGTTGCGTTACTGTCACAGTTTGCACGTCACCGTACCGTGGTAAGGCATTTCCATAGACCGCATGGTCTTTCGATGCCATCCGTATCGGTGCGATACCCGAACCAATGGTATCACAGTCGAATCAGCGAAACAGCCCCTTGGAAGTTGGGCGCAAATTTGAGAAAACATGATGGTTCCAGAACTACTTGATGGCGGCTCAGGCCCTGGAAACGTGGCAGCGCTGCGCTTTGTGATGCGTGACATGGGCAACGGAGTGCACCGTCTTGAGGAGCCGGCCGTCATCCAGCACGGGTGGTGCGACACGGCGCCGGTTTCCTCTGGGCTGACCTGCTACCTCACTCCTGCCGTTCTGGATCTGGCGCAGACTGCGCTGCTGGTGCTGAAGGACCGCGCGCTGGGCTACGTGCTGGCCGCGCCGCTGCGAGGGATCGCCGTCTTCCTATCCGAAGGCGTGGCCCAGGTGACCATCAAGCTGGCCTGCGTCATGGGTGCGCTGCCCGTGGGAGATCTCATGGCGATGGTTGGGTGAGTTGGAGCGGAGAGAGAGGGAGTCGAACCCTCACACCGGGAAACCCGGCAAACCGGAGTTCAAATCCGGCGCATTGACCATTCTGCCATCTCTCCGTTGTTCTATCCTACTCCCCTGCCCTGCACTTGTGGTGGTCGTTGCGGGCCCGGCTGGCGATGCCGGCCGCGTCCTGGATCTGGCGCTCCAACTTCCGGAGCCGGGCCCCGTCAATGATCGACATCTGCTCGAACAGGCGCTTGGCTGCCCGCAACTCGATGTTCTCGCGCTCGAGGTGCGCTACCCGCTCCTGCAGCGTGCGCAGTTGTGAGTGTGGCTCGGCTGTATCTGGCATGGCGTCCTCCCGTGTTCTGGCTATGGTTTGATTTTATAACCATTGGCGGGAGGTGGGCGCTATTTGTTGAAGGCCTGGTGCGTGGCGTAGTGGCTCTGCCCCACCTCGAGGCCGGAGGCGTAGCCCTTGGCGCCGCGCGAACCCTCCTTGTAGGGACAGGGCACGTCGGCGCCATCCATCCCCACCGCCATGCCCAGACGGAACGGCGTCATCCTGCCCCACTCGCGCCGCGCCTGGTCGATGTATGCCTGTATGGTGTCGTTTGGTGCCATGCTATTCGACCGACTTTCCGGCAACGATGTAGGCGCGCAGCTCTTTGATCTCCTGCTCAGCCAGCTTCATGCATTGCTCAATCATCAATGGCTGGCCGCCTTCTTCGGCTCGCTGTTGCCATGTGCGTGGGATCTCGGCCTTCGGCTGGGTGGCTGGTACTGGTGATGGATGTTTGCCCTCCTTGATGCAGTTTGCAGTGAAGAAGAAACCGCGCCCGTACTTGGGGTGATGCCCTTCGTCACAATCAGATAGCAATACATAATCCTCTTCTGGCTCAATTTGCTGCGCTGGTACTGGTGCGGCAATAGGGCTGGCGTAAGCATGAATTGCTGCACGAGCCTTGGCTTCAACCCATTCATCGCCAGTCATCGCACCATAATCAAGACATGCTTGCAGGGCTTCCAAAAGTTCCGTAGCAACAACGGCCAATGCGCTACTTGAATTGCACTCCTTGATAGCTTTCAACTCTGCTTCTGCGATGCGCAG